TACGGCTACTTTAGAACAGCAAGTCTATGATGATTTTGGAATGCCAGATAAAAGCGCTGGTTTGGACCACGTTGGCGATGCTGGTGGATATCCATTAGCTAAACGTTTTCCGATCATCATTCAGAAAGTATTTAAACGGCGCACAATCGCTGGTTTTTCTCGTTAAACAACGCACCTTTTTAGGTGCTTTTTTATTGGTGTTTTTATGGCAGTTACTGATAAACATCCGCAGTATATTGCTGCACAAAAAAGTTGGTTAATTATGCGAGACGCCGTTGCTGGTGAAGAGCAGATTAAACAGGCACAAACTAAGTACCTAGCTAAATCGGCCGGAATGATTGAGGCTGAAAAGCAAGGTGATACGACTGGAGAGATTTATAAGGCCTATCTAAGTCGAGCTCAGTATCCGCTATGGGTTCAGGACGCATTACGCACAATGATCGGGTTAGTTTCAAAGCTTGAGCCGAATATTGTGATTGAAAGTTCTCTACTTAAAGGATTGATAGAGAATGCAACAAATGACGGTTTTGGGCTTAAACAGCTCTTTATTCGCATTTGTTCAGAGTTGCTAGAGTTTGGGCGCTGTGGGCTGCTTGTTGATGTTGATGCTAAAGGAGTGCCATATTTCGCCTTATATGATGCGTTATCTATTATCAACTGGAAGGAAAACAGTATCGGTGGTCGAAAGGATTTAAAACTGTTAGTGCTCGAGGAGCAATTTGATAATAGTGAAGATGAATTCGGGCACGAAACTAAAACGGTTCACCGCGTTCTATCTATGGATGATGGAGCATTAGCGGTCCGATTGTTCGATGGTTCAAATGTGGAGGATAAAACTCCTGATCTCGGCGGTAATCAACTTTCTTTCACACCATTTGTTTTCTGCGGTGCCACTAGTAATTCCCCAGATGTAGGTACCATACCGCTTTTGACAATGGCCAAGGCTGCTCTGAAGTATTACCAACTTAGTGCAGATTATTACCAGTCACTTCACCATACAGCTCATCCGCAGCCTTGGATTAATGGACTTGAGGGTGATGAAGATATTAGCGTTACTGGTGTTATGGCTGTCTGGAGTCTTCCTCCAAATTCACAATGTGGTTATTTGGAAATTTCAGGTAGCGGCATTGAACTCACTAAAAAGGAAATGGATGCGCAGAAAAATGCAGCATTAGAGGCTGGTGCCAAGGTAGTCGATACCAATACACAAGAATCAGGTGAGGCACGCCGTGCACGTCAGGATGACCAGCAGGCAAGTCTTCACAGTATCGTGATGTGTGCAGCTGCAGCAATTGAACAAGCCATTAAGTATGCAGCGCAGTGGTTAAAGCTGGATTCGACAAAATATTCATTTACGGTTGAACCTGAGTTTATTGTGCAGGTCACGGATATTAATCTTGCAAAACAGCTTTATGAGGGTGCTATTTCAGGGAAAAACTCTTTCCGCACATATTGGGAATACCTGATGACAGGTAAATTACCAGCTCACGACTATCAGGAAGAAGTGAAGCGGGTAGAAATAGAGCGTGATAACACTCCTTTGTAGAGGTGATGTATGGCTTCAAAAGAAGATAAATCATTGATTGAAGTACTTACCCAACATCAGGCGTATTTATATCGGGTGTCTTCTCAATCTGTTAATGAGCTATTAAAAATCTTTAATGATGAGTCAGCATTAATGTTGGCAAAGCTTCGGGATTTGCTTGATGAATTAAATGATTCTGAAAAGATGGCTCTAGCAAGTGGGCAGTACACTACAGCTAATCTGAAGGAAGTTCGTGATCTGATTGCTCAGTGGTTTATAGGACTAAATATTGCATTACCTGAAGCTTTCGCTGTTTCTGCTACTGCCTTGGCTGTTTATGAAGCCAATTACACGGCGAAGCTATATGGTGGCAAGATCAAAAAGCCAAATGGTGAAAAGCTATATGCCGCAGCTAAAAAAATACCATTGGTAGGTGGGGCTCTTGTTGATGATCTGCTATCCAGAATTGCTGAAAATGCCCGTCAAAAGGTTGAGTATGCAATTCGGGATGGTATCAACTCAGGTAAAACAAATCAGGAAATAGTTCAGCGCATTCGTGGTACCAAACGGCTTAATTATGAGGATGGGCTTTTAAGTAGCTCTAAGACTGATATCGATCGTACAGTGAGGACAGTTCGTAGTCATGTGGCCAATCAAGCATATCTAAATAGCTTTAACCAGATTGGCTTTGAATACGTAAGACTGGTAGCAACTTTAGACGGAAGAACTTCAAAACTTTGTGCAACTCTTGATGGTTCCGTATGGGAGATTAACGATCCAGCAAAGCGTGTACCGCCGTTGCATCCTAATTGCCGAAGTATTTTGGTACCAGTCGAGAAAGACGGCCAACTTGTTGGCGAACGTCCATTTGTAATGGATGAACGTCGAGTTAAAGACATCCCGAAAGAAGAGCGTAGCCAGTTAATAGGGCAGCTAGATGCCAATACTACGTTTAGAGAGTTCTTCAAGAAGACAGATGATTTCTTTCAAAGAGAATGGTTGGGGCCGAAACGTTACAAGCTCTATAAGGAAGGAAAATTTGATTTTGATAAGTTCTTCGATCCAGAGGGGCGGTTATACATATTGGACCAACTTCGAAAGTTGGATGAGCAAACCTTTAAGGAGTTGGGCTTATGAGTGAGTCAAGACATTTAGTGCTAAAGCGTCACCCTACTTTGAAAGGTTATCTGGTTATTTGTGATGAAGAAACTGGACAACCTCTAGCTGGACAGAGAGCAGTACAGATGAATTCTGATGCCTTAAATGGACCCGCAACAATTACTGTAACTTTTGAAGCATATGGTGCTCATGGTGTTCGCTTAGTGAGTGATGCACCAAGGCCAAATCAAACAAAGGAAATGTAGCGAAAGGTATTACAAATGTCTGAAAAGCAAATCACTATGTCAGATGCTCAATATATTCTGAGCACAAAATTAATTCTGGTGCCATTTCTTCAAATTAAGATTTCAAGAGCCATGGCAATTTATGGTTTTACTTTTGAAAGATTAAAAGCAATTGCACTCATCAATTAGAACTTAATTTTTAACCTTAGCACCTTCGGGTGCTTTTTTTGTGAGAAGAAAATGATCAAAGAAGTAACAGAGCAAGAGTTAGCTGAAAAGTCTGTGGCACCCCGAGTAACTAAAGCGCAAATTGATTCATTGATGGAGCGTGTTACATATACGGTTGAGCAACGCCCCGGTGGCACGACATCTACTTTTGTCCATGCATTTTTAGATGGAAAGTTTTTCTTAGCAACGGGTTTTAGTGCATGTGTGAATGCTGAAAACTTTGATGCTGAAATTGGTGAGCGTATGGCTCGTGGAAATGCAGAATAGTCAGCTGAAAATAAACTTTGGGAGCTAGAAGGCTACCGTTTATTTGCAACAAATTACTAAGTTTTCAATCGAAATTTAGCGTCCTTAGGGGCGCTTTTTTAATGCCTTGAGATAAGGCTTTACCCAAATCAAACGAGAGGTTTGAACATGTCATTGCCATTTATTGTTGATTCACTTGATGCAATCAAAGAAGAACACCGAGCTTTATATGTCGAGGAAAACGGGAAGTTTCGCCTTGATCTAGAAGGCTATGAAGATCCAAAAGGTTTGAAATCTGCACTTCAAAGCGAGCGTGAGGCTGCAAGAACTGCAAATCGACAACTTCAGGAACTTCAAAAACAATTTGAGGGAATTGATCCTGAAATTGTTAAGAAAGTCTTTGCCCAACTTGACCAAGATGAAGAGGCCAAATTAATCGCAGACGGCAAAGTTAATGAAGTGATTCAAAAGCGCACCGAGAAGATGCGTGAAGAACATGAAAAGTTACTGAAAGCCGAAAAAGAACGTGCTGATAAAGCCGAAACTTATGCTCAAAAGTTCAAGCAATCAGTGATTCAAAGCCAAATTGTGCAGGCTGCAATTGAACTTGAAGCATTGCCAGAAGCGACCCCTGATATCGCCTTTTTAGCTCAGTCAAAATTTGCATTAGATGAAAACGGCAAAGCTGTGGCAGTTGATGAAAACGGGGAAGTAGTCATTGGTAAAGACGGCCAAACACCGATGACCCCAAAAGAATGGGTTGAATCTCTACGTGAGCAAAAACCGTATTACTGGCCTAAGCCTAATGGTATGGGCGCATCAGGGAGCAACAATTCAAAAGGTCAGCCAGACATTCTCAAAGCAGATGGCTCGGTAAATATGACCAAATTGGCGCAATTACGAAATGAAAACCCGCAACTAGCTAAAGAGCTAGCGGCAAAACACGGTATTAAACTTTAAGGAGTAAAGCCTAATGGGCGACACAAAAATTGCTGATGTAATCGTACCCGAGTTATTCACTCCGTACGTATTAAATAAAACTGCCGAAAAGTCTGCATTATGGCAGTCAGGCATTGTTGGGGAGCTAGATGAAAAAGTTGCTTTTGGTACAGAAGGCGGTACTACAGTAAATATTCCTTTCTGGAATGATTTAAGCGGTGAGTCTGAAGTACTTTCAGATGGTAAAGCTCTTGGGGTTAATAACATCACTGCTGGTAAAGATATTGCGATTTTGCATGCCCGTGGTAAGGCATGGGGTGCAAATGATTTATCTAAAGCTTTATCTGGTGATGACCCATTGGGTGCGATTGCTGATCTTGTAGCAGATTACTGGGCTCGTGAATTTCAGGGGTTTACCGTAAATACACTTAAAGGTGTATTTGGGTCTGCAAGCATGGCAGGTAATACCCATGACATTTCGGCTGGTACTGGAGCAGCAGCCGTAATTGATGGTCATTCATTTATCGATGCATCTTATAAACTGGGTGATGCTGTTGATAAATTAACAGCGATTTCAATGCACTCTTTCACAATGGCAGCACTAGCCAAGCAAGGTTTAATTGAAACTGTGCGTGATGCTGATGGTGTAGTGCTTTACAAAACTTTTATGGATCGCCGTGTGATTGTAGATGACGGCATGCCTGTTGAAGGCGACGTATTTACTTCTTACTTGTTTGGTTATGGCGCGATTGGTTTCCAAGATATTGGGGCACCGGTTGGTGTAGAGACAGACCGTGACAGTTTAGCGGGTACTGACATTCTTATTAACCGCCGTCACTTTGTACTACATCCTCGTGGCATTAAATGGGCAGGTGATACAGGTATTGCACCTAATAATGCCGGTCTTGCTACAGCCGGTAACTGGGAACGTGTCTACGATCCTAAACAGATCCGTATTGTGGCATTCAAGCACAAGATCAAATAACAAAAAGGCGGGTAACACCGCCTTATCTTTTTGGAGATCCACATATGGGACTTTCATCATTTAACCGTGCACGGGAAAAACAACAAATGACAGAAACAAAAATTGCTGAACTCGAAGAACAACTGGCAACAGTAAAGGGCGAATTTATTGCCTTTCAAAATGATACGGAAGCAATGAAAGCACGTATTGCTGAACTTGAATCAGGTGAAGGTAGTCAAACACCTGAAGATGACCAAAAACCAAGTGATACTCAACCACAACCAATTAACTATGCAGGCCTCAAAGTAGATGAGTTGCGTGCGGTCTTGACTGAAAATGGCATTGCATTTGAAGCAGGTGCTAAAAAAGAAGAACTTTTAGCATTAATTCCAAAGGAATAAACCATGAGCTTTATCACTGAACAAGAAGCGATAGAACATGTTGAAGGCTTTGATGCTTTATCTGCCAGTGATAAGGCTCAATACCTCAAAATGGCCGAGGCATATCTATTAGCACGTAACGTTAAGCCTTACGAGGATGCTACCCAAGTACCTGAACCTTTAAAAACAGCCTCATATCAAATCATCAAGGGGATTATCAAGGGTGATCTATATCAAGGACAGGAACAGGTACTAAAACGCAAGAAAGTCAAAGCTGATACGGTTGAAACTGAAAAAGAATATCAGGACGGATCAGTAAAGCTTAGTGCGATTGAGCAATTCATTCTTGATTTGATTAAGCCTTACAGCAAACGAAAAGCTGTATTTTTTGTTAGGAAAATCTAATGGGCTTACGTGACGAAATTCAGGCAGAAATTGCTGAAGCATTTAATGAAGATTTAGCAGACGCCGTTCATACCTTTACATGTGAGCGGATTTCAAAAACGAATTGGGATCCTAAAACTGAAACGTATGTTGAAGTTAAAGAAAACTATTCCGGCCGTGG